TTGTCTTGACCTTCACGCTGGCGATCGCCGCCCTGTCGTCAGCCGCGGCGTCAGTCAGCAGCTCGGCCGTATCCATGTCAATGAGTTGTGTCGGATCCAGAAAGGCAATGCGGGCGAGCTCGCGGATGATGCGCTCCTGCGTGACGCCCGTACGCCGCGAATGTTCGGCCATGCGAGCCTCGATATATGCGCGAATTTTAGTGTTTTTTAGTAACTTGTCTGCATTCGTACCTGCCGATTTCGGACTGTATCCTGCCCTGATTGCCGCCTGAGTGGCATTGAGATCGATCAGGTACTCGTCGACAAACTTCTGCTGCTTAGGCGTGAGCTTCGCCATCCCGCATCACCTCCAAATCCAAAATAAAAAGCACCGATTATGACGTGAGCAAACTAGGGTTATCGCCTAGCACCATCGCCAAACCAGCGCCTAACTTCCGTACCTGATCCTCATCCAGCTCGATCTTCATAAACTCATCGAGACCATGAATGATTTCATGTAGCAATGTTTCTCTTTTATCCTCGGTCGTCATATCTCGATCGATTCGAATTTGACGGTTAAAGAAATCTATCTCGCCTTTTCTAGGTTCAAACTTATTAACGCATTCTACCTCAAGCACTTCGTAATTTGCATAGCCTATCTTTATTTTTGAAATCATGCTCAATCCTCCATACTTGCCATACTGTGAAACTTTTCCTATTTCTTCACGTATTAGGTTAACTAGAGGAGGTGAAAAGTCATGGTTGAAAGGTATAAACCAGGTCAGAGGCCGCCTGACTCGGCTCAGTTCAAGGAAGCAGGTCCTAGAGGCGGCATCATCGGAAAAACCGAGATTACTGGTATTGAAGGTAAGCCCCTGCCTCCAACCAGTAAGCCGGGAAATACTTGGGTACCTGTCGACAAGACTAAGCATAAGAGATAGTCATCAATGGTCAACTAAACTAAAGGAGGTGCTTCTATGCCTACTACAGGTGAAAAACCGGGTAAAGGAACGTATTATTGCACAAACTGCGGAACATCTGTAACCTTGGATGATAATACTGATACGTTGCCTCCTTGCCCCAAATGCAACGGTACTGATTTCAGATGATCTCTTAAGGCCTGCTGTATTTAGCAGGCCTTAATTTTCCCGGACGCCGCCCCGCACCTATCCGGCTCGGCGGAGGAGGTGAGGGCCGCAACTCACCCGCGAGGCGGCGGACGAAAAAGAACCCTGGCCATTTGGCCGGGGCTCTGAAATCATCATGCGTTCGGGACGCAGCCATGGGCCATGCTCCCATGGACGGCAGCCATCGTCCAGCCCAAGCCTGTTTGCGCTGCCTCGGCCGGCCTCATTAAGGGCGTGCTTACGCGCGTCTCTCTTCCGCCACTGCGTCCCTAAATGCAAAAAGCGCCCCTGAAAAAGGGCGCACGAAGGGTGCTGTATTCTGTATGACATCTGCATGACATGTGCATGACAAGCATCACGAAATGGCTCGCTGCACCTTGTCCCGCGCACGTTCAACGAATCGCTGAACGCTCGCTCTCGATACCCCCAATCTATCACTGATCTGAGAATAAGTCAACCCATGCGCCATATGCAGCAGCCAACACGTCAGCTCGCGCTCCGTCATCACGGCCACGCAGTCGATCAGGCGTTGCCGCTCATCCTCCGTCAACGGCTCGGCACTTGCTAGCAGCTCCCGGCGCCGGTAGATGTCGCGACGTTCTGCGCCTCTCCGGCTGCCCGGCCGTCGACCGCGGCGCATCCAGTCCAGCGCATACCGCATGTCCGACAGCATGCCGGAGACGGTGCGGGCCTCGTCGGCTTCGTCCGGGTTGTCCCGGTTGAGAGATCGGCGGTAGCTGTCCAAGTGGCGGATGCCGTCGCTGTACTGGACGATGAGCTCAGCGATCAAGTTACGGTCGGTCACGCTTCCGTCCCCTCCCCGTTTGGTTAAACTGCCCCTCAGCTCGCAAGATGTATTCCCGCCCGGCGACGCGGATCACGGTCGGTACACCTTTCTTGATCTTCAGGTAAGTGACAAGCAGCTTGAACGATTCACCCGGTCTTGCCCGTCCCAACATATCGCATCACCCTTTCAATCCTGGCTTTCACGGCCTGCATCAGGGCCTCTTGCCCAGTTTCCTTCCGTTCGATCGCCTCCACGGCTTCTTCATCCATCGTGTCTTCGGCGACATAGCGCCGGACGACGATCCGGTTTGCCAGCCCTTGACGATACACCCGGGCGATGGCCTGCTGATACTCTTCTAAGCTCCAGATCTGATCGAACCAAATCACCGTCTGGCAATTCGACTCCTGCAGGTTCAGCCCGTGGCCGGCAGATTTCGGATGTAGGCACAACAGCGGAATCTCGTTGTTGTTCCAGGCGCGGATATCATCACGGCCCTCTTTACCTTTCCGCAGAACCCGCGCCTGCGGGAACCGTCGGCGAATCCGATCCAGGCTGTGCTGGTAGTAATAAAACACCATCACCGGCTTTCCGTTCGCCGCCTCGAGGTCGTCTTCCAGCTGATCCAGTTTGGCGTCGTGTATGTGCTTCACGCCGCGTTCTTCGTCGTAGACAGCGCCAGACGCCATCTGCAGCAGTTTGTTCGACAGGACGGCTGCCGTCTGTGCCACTACATCCGCATCTTCGTATTCCAAAAGCAAATCGTGTTCCAGCTTCCTGTAGAGATCCCGCGGCTTTCCTGTGATGCGGATTGGCACCGTCAGCTCGATCTTCTCCGGCAAATCCAGCCAATCTTCGGCTTTCATGCTGACCACAATATCGCTGATTGCCTCGAAGATCCGCTGCTCCGCCTCTTTTTTCGCGTGCCACTTGTAGACGATGTGACCACTGCGCTCACCGGGTACAAAGTACCGGTCGCGGAATCCGGTGATCGTCTTTCCCAACCGCTCGCCCTGATCCAGCAGGTAGATTTGCGCCCACAGGTCCATCAGTCCGTTCGGCGCCGGGGTTCCCGTGAGCCCCACCACCCGACGGATCATCGGCCGCACCCGGCGGAGTGCCCGGAAACGCTTGGATTGGTGATTCTTGAAGCTGGAGAGCTCGTCAATGACGACCATATCGAACGGCCATTTGCTGCCGTATTCGCTGACCAGCCATTCGACATTCTCGCGGTTAATGATCCAGATGTCGGCCTCCTGCCGCAGCGCCCGGCGCCGCTGTTCTATGGTTCCCAGCACCTTCGCAATTCGAAGATGACGCAGGTGGTCCCATTTTTCGATTTCCCGCGGCCAGGTATCTTCGGCTACGCGGAGAGGCGCGATGACCAGGATGCGACCGGCGTCAAAGTAGTCATTCAGCAAAAGGTCGATGGCAGTTAAGGTCGAGACGGTCTTCCCGAGACCCATCTCCAGCAGCAAAGCGATGTATGGCGTTTCAATGATCCGCTGGATCGCATATTCCTGGTACTTGTGCGGAATGAATTTCACCCGCTCACCTCCCGGATGAACTTCTCGATGTCTTCGGCAGAGTCGATCTTGTAATGCTTGTGCCCCAGTTGCTCCAGCTTCTTTTTCCACTTCCGCTGCAACGGCTCCAGCGGCTTCCCCGGCGCCTTCAACTCGACATATACCGTTCGCCCGCGCGGCAAGATCACAACCCGATCGGGTACGCCCCGGTTACCCGGGCTTACCCACTTTGGCGCCTCCCCGCCAATGGCTTCCACCGCCAGACGAAACTTTCGTTCCAACGATGACTCTCGCATCCATCTGCCTCCATTCCGGTGGTTGCCATTTTGCCGCCTACGCGCGCGTACTGTTTATTTTCCCGTTTAACTATAGTGTGTATATACTTAAATCAATTTTTACTTAATTAATAGAAGTAACGGCAACAACGGCAACCAATGGTCAAACACCCTATATTGACGCTGCTTTTTGCGGTTTCCGTGAACATCGATTTCCGGCAACTTTGCGGCAACCGGGGCAACCGGTCACGGCAACCCCGGCAACTGGTTGGCAACTGATTGCGGCAACCGCTCAAATACCCGTTGAACGCCATACCCAGGTACGCGTGCTTTACCGGGACGCTCCGTCCATCCTGGAATGTTGCGGAGGATATCCATGATTTCCTTTGCCTCCCACGGCCTCATGTCGCCCCTTCGCTTTCCGAGGCACTCCACCCAAATCTGGGCCGCACATACACGCTGCCGCTTTTGACCGGTTGGCCGATCCATTTCGTCCAGCTCTTCAGACTCCAGCCACTCCAGGATCAACCCTTCCCGCGGGTCACTTTCCATATGTGCCGATTGCCGCCGCTCTGCTTCTTCACGGACTTCCGAATCCAGTTCGAGGCCCTCGCCCGCCTTGTACCACGTCAGCACTTCAGCCCAGATTTGCCGGACTTCCTCATCGTCTAAATGCTCCCAGTGGCTCTTCTCGGCCCTTTCCGGCACCACTTCAACCGGCCAAAATCGGCGGTTCCCGGTCGTGTCCCGCAGGAATTCCCGGCTATTCGTCGTGCCGAAGAATACGCATTTCCGCGGGAACTCCGAAACCTGCCGGTCATAGGCCACACGGTATCGGTCCTCTGTTTTTGACAAAAATGCCTTGACCTCTTCGACCTCGGATTTCTTCATGGCGCTGAGCTCGCCGATTTCGAAGATCCAGCCGTTCTGCAGGTGCTCGCCGGCCTCCTTATTCTCGAACGTCCGCAGGCTGTCGCTGAACCAGTCTCGGCCCAGCTTCGCCAATATGCTGCTTTTCCCGGCCCCCTGCGGGCCGACCAGAACAAGCATTTGGTCGAACTTGCATCCGGGCTGATAGAGTCGCGTGACGGCCGCAAGGAGCATCTTCCGTGTCACCTGCCGCGTGTAGAGCGTGTCGGCCGCGCCGAGGTAGGTCACGAACACCCGCTCTGCGCGCTCGATGCCGTCCCATTTCCTGCTTTCCACGTAAGCCTTGATCGGGTGAAACGTGTTCCGGTGGACCACTTCTGTAAAGGCATTCTGGATAAGCCGACCAGACTGGATTCCGTGCGTTTTCGCGAACCAGTGCAACAGGCGCTTGTCGTCAGCTGCCAGCCACGGTTCATATGTCCGGTGCGGCCGCTCACGCTCCCGCCAGGGCAACGGTTTGCGGATGACTTCCGTATTCCCGAAGGCGTCATAGGCCAGCACACCGCGCCAGATGCCGTGCGTGAGGATCAGCTCCACGTTGCCGGCTGTGGGCAGGAGCGCCCCAGTTTTGGGATGCCTCTCGAGCTGCTCCAGCCAGCTGTCATCCTCCGGGTCTTCGTCGTCGAGGTCCATGTCGCCGAAATCAGACTGCAGGTCGACCTGCATCTCGGCGCCGGCGAGGCGTTTCACTTCCGGAAGATTGATCGCCCAGCGCTCCGTGGCCAGATGGCTCGGTTTTTTCGCATCCGGTGTGTGCTCCTTCACGTTCTCGTCCAGATGACCGAATTTGTGGACTCGGACGAGATCGAACAGGTTGTATGTCCGCCCGTCGGCCACCGGGTCGCTGTCCTGATGCGAATAGGCCAAATCCTGATCCGGGAACACCTGCAGTCCGTTCGCGCTGGTGCCGTGCACGTAGGTGTACCGATGCGGCATTGTGCCCGGCACGTACACGTCGGACAGAAACGTCTCGATGCCCACCTCAATCGGAAACGCCCGGCAAAACAGCCCGATTGTGCCCATCTTCTCCCGCGGATCTTGTGCTTTGGTTGTGATAGATCGGAGCACTTTCGAATCATCCGGGTGCCGCGGCCAGCTCATGACGTCCGTCCAGTCGTCGTATTCCGCAAGCAGCGAATCGACGTCGACCGGATCGCCTTCGTAGATTTCCAGCACAGGCTCCGCGTCTTTGCTGCAGCTGGGCAGATACATGAGCCGGTGCACGTCGAAGGTCGTCTTGTCGAAGTAATGCATGCCGATCTTCTCCGCGAGCTTCCGGCTGGCGGCGGCATACTCGTCCGGGCTCATTCGCCGGCTGGCGGGCACAATTAGCCGGTACTTCGGCTTCTGCGGCCGGTGGCTGTGCGTTGAATAGACGGCATATGCAGATCCGCCCAAGACGAGCTCGCAGTCGAACAGAAAATCCTCCGTCGCAAAGTCCGCATCCAGCGTAATCAAGCTGCGGGAGTCGATGTTCTCTTTCTTTCGACGGCCGCCGCGGATGAGCCCGCCGACGAATGCAGGCCCATCCTTCACCCGCCCCTTCTGTGCCGGGTTCATGCGGTCATACTGCGCCATCGTCTCGTTCGTGCGGCGTAACTTCCGCAGCCGTTCGACGAACTCTTCCCAGGTGAGGTATTCAGGTTTCCAGTTTGTGTCGGCTCGGTGCTTGCCGAAGCTGATATCCAGTTCCATTGGACTCACCCCAACATTTCGTCGAACACTTCATCCACCGCCATCCGGAGGTTGTTCACAGCCACACGGTAGTAGCTCTCCTTAAGCTCTACCCCGACGAACCGGCGGCCCATTTTGATCGCTTGGTACCCTTCGCTGCCGATTCCGGCGAACGGGCTGAATACGATATCCCCGGGATTGCTCCAAAGCTCCACGCCGCGAGCGATCACGTCCAGCTGCAGCGGGCAAATGTGCTTTTCGTCCTTTTCGTCCCGGGCGGATTTGTACTGGAGCGTGTAAGTCTGCCGAATGTCCATCCAAACTGGAGATGCGTATCGGCGCCAGACATGATGCGAATACACCGGATCCTCTTTTGCCAGCGAGATGTTTTTGTGTACCCGGCTGTCTTTCAACTCCGGCAGCTTTTTCGGCGCTTTCGGCTCATTCTCCCCGATGAATCGCGTAAACCCGTCGGGATGTGCGATTGGCTCCGGGTTGTCCCCCGGTTTCCGCATAGTGATCAGATAATCCGGCAGGCCCTGGCGACACATCGCAGAATCCTTGACAATCTGCTTGTGCATCAGCCCGAGTGCCTTCGTCCGGGTAGCCTCGATGAGCGGATCTTTCCAGATCACCACTTTGGAGTGATAGATGAACCCCTCATCTTCAAACGCCTGCCGAAGCTGTGCCGGAAAGTCCTTCAGCCCGATATACCCATCCCGACTCTTCATTATCGGTAAGTCCATACAGTGGAAGCTCACCAACCGCCCGGGGATCATGACCCTGTACAGTTCCCGGATCAGGAAACGGAAATGCTCGAAAAACTCCTCGTCGCTCCGGCAGTTCCCCATGTCCCGGTCGCTGTTGCTGTACGTGTACAGGCTGGTGAACGGCGGCGAGAAGATGGAATAATGAATGCTGTTGTCCGGCAGTCCGCGGGTTATCTCCACGCAATCGCCGTTGTAAATAGCGAAATCGTCCTCAATGACTTGGTCGATCGCATTAACCGGTTGCTGCAAAATTCTCACTCCTTAACCACGGCGGAATGATCAACGGCTGCCGCGCGTCGTATTCGGCGACGTCGCGATCCGCGGCTCGGATGGCTTCTGATGTAATGTCTTTGGTGTACTTGATCATTTCGTCCAGCATCTTCCGGAAGTCCGCTTCCTTGCGCTTGATGTTGTCGGCCACGGCACCTTCCCGCGTCGTCGTAATCATGTGGACGTTCACCGGTCGGGTTTGGCCGAAGCGATAGCAGCGCCGGATCGCCTGGAAGACTTGCTCGAAGCTGTCCGAGAGACCGACGAAAGCCATGTCGGCACAGTGCTGCCAGTTCATCCCGAATCCGGCGATGGACGGTTTGGTGACCAGCACGCGGATTTTGCCGGCGGCGAAGTCGAGCATTGCCTGTTCCTTGAACGCCGGCTTGTCGCTCCCCTTCACCTCGACAGCGCCCGGGATGGCCGCCGCCAGCATCTCCGATTCGACGTTCAGGTCGCACCAGACGAGGAACGGCCGATCCGTCGCGTTGACGATCTCTGCGCAGGCCGCCACCCGTTCGGCAACAGTCTCCCGGCGCGCCCGCTGCCGCTGCGACAGCGTCTTGGCCGGCTCTCCGCCTACGTCGATCACGACGTCCTGCACGTTCAACGGCGGCAGGATATATCCGTCATCCGGGTATCCGAGATCGGACGGTTTTTCGAGCATGACACCCCAAGAGGCCACCCACCTCCAGAACGCATCTTCCGCATGGCCTTTCAGGCGCCATTTCTGCGTTTCGCCGCCGTCGTGAACGAAAAACGTGGACAGCATTTCCGTCCGACTCATGACGCCCAGGAACTCCGCATGGTTTCCGAGTTCCATGTAGTCGTTCGGTGCCGGCGTCGCCGTGCAGGCCAGGCGGTACGGCGTAAAGGCGAACGATTCGATCAGTTCTGTTCGGGTCTTCCCGGTGAAAGACTTCAGGATGGAGCTCTCGTCCAGCACCACGCCCTCAAACAGCAGCGGCTCGAAATGATGCAACATTTCGTAGTTCGTGATGTTGAGCCCGGGCCGGACGTCGTCCTGACTCCGACATATCGTGATCTCGTAACCGAGCTCCGCGGCCTCCCGGACAGTCTGCGCGGCGACAGCGAGCGGCGCGAGCATGAGCACGTCGCCGCCGCTGAGCTTGTGGACGTGCATCGCCCATTCCGTTTGCATCCGGGTCTTGCCCAGTCCGGTGCCGGCAAAGATCGCCGCGCGCCCGCGCCGCAACGCCCAGCGAACGATGTCTTTCTGGAAGTCGAACAAGCTGGGGTGTAGCGTGTCGCGGTCGATGCTGAACCCTGCCGGCGGCATAGTTGTGCGTTTGGAATGGATGAAATCTTCGTAAGTAGTCACGCAAGCATCGCCTCCCAGGAAAACCGATCTGTCCCTTCCGGTATGCATAGTTCTGGCAAATTCGCGCGGATAATCGCCTCGGCAAACTGTGGCGGGACAGCGTTCCCACATTTCGCGACCTGTTCTTTCTTTGGAATAGGTCGTCCCTCATGATCGCGGTCGAAAATGTATCCCGGCGGGAACCCCTGTCCGGCGTAAAGCTCGTGCGGCTCGAGCATCCGAAGCCCAATGTCCACGATCTTGTACGGTGTTCCCCGCACCATCACCAGTCCGAACCGGTCTTTGGTGACGATAGTAGCCAGCGGCTCGTCCAAGCTCTGTCCGATGCTCGATCCGTAGTACGCGATCAGGAACGCATACACCCGTTCCGTGTTCGGATTGACCTTCTCCGCTTTCTGCAGGCGTGCCGTAACGAGAGCAAACCGATTGCTTGTGTCTTGCGTCAGTAGCGGCCTGTCCAGCGTCTGTCCTCTCGGATCGTTCGTTGTTTCCGTGTGATACTTCGCCAGAAACGCTGCCACCGGTCCGGAATGATCGCCTTCCTTCCATTCCACCGGGGCGATGAACGGGTCAGGGTTGTTAATGATGAACTTCCACACACCCAATCCGATACGCCGCAATGTATTCTCGGCCAGTGGACGGACGGTTCGAATGCCGTGTTTCGCCTTGATTTCTTCCGTGGTGTCGAAGATCGACGGGCACGGAATTGACCAGTCGATGATCTCGCCGGCCGTTCTCCACGGCTTCAACCTCCCTACTTGAACCGCCGGACTGTTCGGATCGCCATGCGTTGGCTCCGGCCAGACAATCGGACGGCCGTCACAGCGAGCGATCAGAAAGAACCGTTTGCGGATTGTCGGCGCACCGTAGTCGCAGGCCCGCAACTCTCGCCATTCGACGTCGTATCCCTGCCGGCGCAGGGCGTTTACGAAACTGCGGAACGTCCTTCCCTTTTGCTTTGGATCGGGGAATCCTTCCGGCGTGAGTGGACCCCAATCCTGGAATTCTTCGACATTCTCCAGTACGATCACCCGCGGTTTTGCAATGGCAGCCCAGCGAATTGCTACCCATGCCAGACCGCGAATGTGTTTCTCCCGCGGCTTCCCACCGCGCGCCTTGCTGTGGTGGGTGCAATCAGGGCTGAACCATCCCAGCGCGACCGGTCTTCCTTTCGTAGCTTCCCGGATGTTGACATGCCAAACGTTTTCGTTCAGGTGAAGCGTATTCGGATGGTTGGCTCGGTGCATCGAGATTGCAATCGGATCATGGTTGATCGCAATGTCAGGCGAGCGGCCTGTCGCCATCTCGTGACCGGTGCTTGCACCGCCCCCGCCGGCGAAGTTGTCTACGGAGATTTCTTGCATATATGATCAGTCCTTTTGGTAGAACTCGCATTCAAACCCGGCGGCTGCGAGCGGCAACTCGGGCGCCCAGTCGATCGGCCGGCTCATCGTCTCGATGACTTCCTCCACGGAACCGAATCCGAAAGGCACATCCAGTACGACCTCGTCGTGAACGTGCATGACGATTTCGTATCCGAGCGCATCAAGCCGGGTCAGCGCAACAGCCAGGCAGTCCCGCGCGATGGCCTGGACAAGGTTCTCCACGAGCCGGCCGCCGTAGGTTCGATGTTGCATCCATTTCTTCTTGACCTGGTCCATGCCGTCGAACACGACTCCGTCCTTGCCAAAGTTAGGGTCTGGCTTGATTCGGGCGTTGACATAGCAAAGGCTTCGACCGCTGGGGAGATCTGCAAACAGATTGCCGGCTTCGTACCGGTATCGGACACCGTGCTTGAGAGGCACGGTGGTCTTTTCGCGGACTGCCCGGACAGCCGCTTCTTCTGCCGCGTACCACAATTTCACGATGTTTGGATTGGCTTCACGCCACTGCTTGACGATTCGCGGATATTCGTCCGGATCGATTTCTTTCTTCGAGTCCATTGCAGCCATCGCGTTCGGGCCGCCTTGGTATCCGCAGGCGAGCACGGCAACCTTGCCCTTTGCCCGCAGCTCGTAATTCGGATGCCCCTTGACGATGGTATCCAATGGCACCTTGAACATCATGGCCGCTGTCGCTTCGTATATCTTTCCGTGGCTCCGGAATACGTTCAGCACCCACTCTTCATCAGCCAGCCATGCCACGACGCGGGCCTCAATCGCCGAAAAGTCTGCGACGATGAACCGGCAGCCGTCGGAAGGTATGAATACGGTTCGAATGAGCTGTGACAGGACGAACGGCGGCGGCCCGAAAAGCATCTCCAGCATATCGAAGTCTCCGGACCGAAGCGTTTCCCGAGCCAGTGCCAAGTCCTCGATCTTGTTCTGCGGCAGATTCTGAACCTGAATCAACCGGCCGGCCCAACGCCATGTCCGGTTGGCCCCGCAAAATTGCAGCAGTCCGCGTGCACGCTCATCCGAGCACATGGTTCGCTCCATAGCGTTGTATTTGTCGACGCTCGTCTTGCCCATCTCCTGCCGCAGCTCAAGCACTCGCTTCGTTTCTTCATCCGGCGTCTGATCCAGCAAGACCGGCATGTGCTCTTTCGCCAGGCTGTCGACTACCAAACCACGTCCAGCCAACCAACCTTTCAGCTGCTGATCACTGTTCGGATTTTCAAGCCCGGTCAACTCCCGGGCCTCCGCCATCAAGCGCTCCGTGTACTGCTCATCACAAGCGATCGCCGCTCGGAACAGCACCGGATCAAGCCGGACGCCGCGGTCGTTAATTTGCTGGTCCAATGTCCATAACCGCCATTCATGATCCGGCACCGGGAAGCGCTCCAGCTTTCTCCGGATCTCGCGTTCCACCACCACGTCCTGCCGGCAATATTCAATGAACTGCTGCCACTTTTCCGGGTCGTGTTCCGGATAGTTCCGGATGCGGCCGCCGTTGGCTTTGGTCGGCCGACAGGGCTTCGAGAAGTAATCTATCAGGGCTTTGCCCCTACGGTCCTTCTGGGCCTCCAGCTGGAGCACTTCAGCCACGCCTTCCAGATAGCCAGGAAGCCCGAGTGTCAGCGCCCAGACCGATGTGCAGCGCCAAAAGCGTGGATCGCAATATATTCCGTAATGCCGGCCGATGGCCGTGCGTTCGAAATTGGCATTGTAGGCGGTTTTGATGACGTCCGACCGGAGCGCATCCAGCACGTCTTTCGGGATGTCCTCGAAAGCCGTAAGATCAATCACCTGGACCGGATCATCATCAAAGGCGAATCCGAACAGCAGGATCTCGAAGTCCGGCGCCTCCACGTAACGGTACACGCCGCAGGTTTTCAGATCAGCCGAGCTGTAGGTTTCAAGGTCGATCTGCAGGACAGTCATATCCGTTTCCCACCGTGTTTGTATTGCCGTCTCTTGTTGCGTTCCATTTTCGCGTAAATCGCGGACTCGAGATCCAATCCGAAATAAGCGCAGGTGTCAAAAATCCGGATGCAGGTATCTGCGAATTCTTCAGCCAGCCGCGTTCGCATTTCCTGACCGCTCAGCGACCGGTAAGCTTCCAGCGCCTCCGAAAGCTCAGAATGCATCAGGGCAATATGCGTCGGAATGCCTTGCGGATCGTCATACCAACCCTTAGAAACCGCGGTTTCGTGCGCCTCTTTGCACAATTCAGATATGGTTTTGTGCATGTTCTTCCCTCCCGTGAAAGGAAAGGGAGATTCGCATTTGAATCTCCCTATTCAGGCCATCAGCTAAGGTAGTCTTCGTCGTCGGTCTCGATGACATCGTCGAAATCTTCGTTCGCAAAGTCATCCTGCACGCTTGCCCGGCCGCCGAGGAACTCGCCGTCTTGGACCTTCACGATGTTGTTGAGGCCGGCGGCCACTCCTTTGTTCCCCTTCGCGTCGAACGGATAGAAGTTGATCGAAACCTTTGCATAGCAGCCGGAGTAAACTTCCGTGCTGTCCGTGATCTCCTGGAACTTGACCCGACCGTCCGGCCCTTTGCCGATCGGTTTGGCGATCCCCGGTTTGGTCTTGCTCGTTGCGTTGAGGAAGTAGTGACCCGCGTAAGCTTCATCGTCCGGACGCTCTTCGTCGCCGTCACGCAGCGGCTTCTTCAGGTTCGCCGGCACCTTGCCGCCCCATTTGGACGTTTTGCCTTGTTCGATTGCAGCTTCCACAGCCGCTTTGATCTTGCGCAGCGTTTCCTTGTCGGATTTCGGGATCAGGATGCTGCAGCTGTACTTCTCCTCCCCGTTGTCATCCGGACGGGGTTCGAAGATGTGGCAGTACGAGAGCCGTACCTTGCCCGTGATCACTTTGGTTGCTTGATTGTCTGCCATACTATCAGTCCTCCAGATTGAAGTTTTCATTAGCAAAATCCGATTCGATGCTGTTCAGCTCCGGCCGCTTGTCAGTCTCCGGCACAAGCACCGGCCTGCCCGGCGGCTTCTGGATCAGTTCGCCGAGCAGTTCGGCGAGCGGCTTCTTGCCGATGCGCTTCTCAAGCTCTCCGATGCCGAACAACTCTCGCGGCTTGAGATACTTGTCTTGTTCCAGTCCGGCAGCAGCGAGCTTCTGCTTCGCGACTTCTGCGTCGGCTATAACCCGATTACTCCGACCTTCGACGAGTTTCCAGCCGGGGAAACGGGTGCCGCGTACCGCTTGATCGAGCGCGTAC